AGATTGGGAAGAAGTTCGGGTTTAAGGTCGTAACCAAGCAGCATGTACTTCGAAAGAGTCACGTAGTGCAGGGTGGAGATTCTTACTGGCAGGTACTCGCCAAGTTGGCGAGGATGACCGGGTACGCGCTCAGTGTTGAAGGTACGACTCTCTACTTCTTGCCGTTGCCGGACATGGTGCAAGCATTCATGTCTGCTGCGCCGATTTACTCGGAGGCAACGAAGGGTCCGGGCGCGTTAAGTCCACTACTCGAACTGAGCGTCACTCTTGGAAACACATCCGATGATCCTGACGATTTAGCGGACGCTGCGGTCGTGACATCGCTTGGACATCATGATGTGAAAGCAGGTACTTCTCGCAAAGAGCCGTCGACGGTGACTAAGGGCATCAAGGTTTCCAAGCCAACTTACGAACGTTTCAACCCGACGGTTGTTGCGCACAGCCGCGCAGAAGCCGATGCCCTTGCGCAGGGGATGGCAGACCGTGGGCTCATGGCTCACGATGGGTACGCCTACGGCTACGGGAGTCCGCTAGTTCGCCCGTACCACCCGCTGTACATTCTTTCGCGCGACAACAACGCCTCCGGATACTGGATCACGAAAAAAGTCACGCATCGCATTTCACAATTCCGGTACACCTCGGAGGCCGTGATCAGTACGGACGAGTTGAGTTCGTTCACACCTCCCGCGCCCAACCGGTCCTACAGAGATGTGTCTGTAGAAGCAGTAAACGGGTGGTCCCCGTACACGACCGGGGCATCGATCCTCACTCCAATTATCCCAAGCCCAACCGGGTCGGTGGCACTCGACGTCAGTTCCCCGATGGCACCAATGTTCGCGATTGGTGATTCGTACCGAGCAGATAGTCAGGTAGCGGTGTGGACCAGTACAGACGCCTGATCGGTATAGCCGGTCTGCTCCGGTAATCAACGAAAGAATAGAGCCTATGAGAACTATCAGTCTGCCGTTTCGCTTCGATGGGTACGGCAATGTCGCCACTACAACGAGCATGAACAAGATCTTGGCAGACCGAGTTCGAAGCGTCGTATCTACCAACCTTGGCGACCGTCTCATGCGGCCAACCTACGGAACGGTGACGCCGGTTCATGTGTTTGGTGCAGCCGACCATATGACTTCGGCACTTGACTCTGACCTTTCAAATGCATTAGGTGCTTGGGTTCCAGAGATTCGGTATACAGGCATGGTGGTCACGCCAGACCCAACCCGCGCGACTGTCTACGTAGACGTCACATACGAAACCCCGTCCGCAACGTCAGAGGCAGGTTCCGCACTTATCACCATTGAGGCAAACTAATGGCAGACATTCTCCCGTCCCAAATTGACTACACCTCGCGTGACTACCTGTCGCTGCGGGCTGACTTACTAAGTCGTGTTTCGGCAGCAGTACCGGAGTGGTCCGCCGGAAATGCGTCTGACTTCGGTACGGTGTTGGTGGAATCATTCGCGCACCTCGGAGACGTACTCTCCTATTACATTGATCGCGCGGCGAATGAATCTTCGCTATCGACGGCTACGCGGCGTGCGTCAGTTCTCGCGCTGTCGCGCGACCTTGGCTACGAACCATCGGGATACCGAGCAGCAGTCGTTGACATTACGTTTTCTAATGCGTCGGCAGGCACCGTGACGATTCCAGCAGGCACGGTGGTCACGGCTTCTGTAGAGCAGGGTGATTACCTGCTACACATTCCTTTTGAAACTAATGCTGATGTGACTATCGCGGCGGCCACTGCGGGCACCATTAGCGCGACGCAGGGTCAAACTCACTACGGTTCTGGTCTGTACGGAGAATCCATTGGTGTGTCGTCGGGTGCTACGAGTCAGTTCTTCCGACTTCCAAATACAACAGTCGTTAAAGAGTCCGTCATTCTCTACGTGTACGACGGTGTGAATTTTACGCCATGGACGCGGGTGGATCGTCTCGCAGATACCACGCCTACGAGCCGTGTCTTCCGAGTTGTTGATGACGGATACGGCGGTTCCTTTGTTGAATTCGGTGATGGTGTCGCGGGAGCAATTCCATCGATGGGTTACGTCATTTACGCGATCTTCAGGTCAGTGAACGGTACGAATGGGAACGTCGCAGCGAACACCATTACTGAACTCACATCTGTTCCCGGTCTCTCATCTGGCGCTGTTATTACACTCAGCGGAACGATCTCAGTAACCAATGAGTCGGCAGCCACCGGGGGAGGAAACCCTGAGGACCTGCAATCAATTCGCACGAACGCAGCCAAGGCATACCGGGCCAGCAACCGCGCGGTCACGCTGGAGGACTACCAGAACATAGCGCTGCTCACGCCAGCATGCGGCAAAGCGTCGGCTCAATCAGTGGTACCTAGTTCCGTGATCCTGACGGTTGCACCAGCACGCAATGCCGGTGCAGCAGAAGCGCAGCCCGGTTACATCGATACCTCTGGAATTGGTGACGGGCCTTGGGAACCAACCACTGAGTACCTTGCTCTACAGACAGCGGTCAAGGCTTCAGTCGAATCTAAGATGCTGGCTGGTGTAGCACTGACGCTGACCGACGTCGTCTACTCCCAGATTACGATTGAGATCTCCGTGACATCGCTGCCGTCGGTACTAGATGCCGACGTCACCAGCATCTGTAAGCAAGGTCTCGCCGATCGCCTTGAGTACTCCGCAGTGGGGTTTGGTGCGTCAATCACTACATCTGATCTGACGGCATTCATCGCTTCTCTTGGAGTGACGGAAAGCGTCACCATTGACAATCTGAAAAGATCCCTCGATGGCGATGCCGTAAATAACCTGCAAGCCGCAGACGATGAGATCTTCCTACTTCCAGAACTCAACATCACAGTGACGGCGACGGGCGGCGCTGCGTGAACGGACTCTTCCGTGCCATAGTCCGCGATACTCGGGACCCGCAGGCCGAGGGGAAAATCAAAGTACAAATTCCCGCAATATCGGGGGAGAGCATCACCGATTGGGTGTACCCGCTCATTAATGCCGGATATATCGTCAAGCCCGCCGTTGGCTCGCAAGTCTGGATCGCATTTGAAGCCGGCGATGTCGACTTCCCTGTCTGGCTCGGCAGCACTAAACAAAACGCGGCCTACGCGACCTTGGTGGAGCGAGTCGTCAGTCTTGAAGAGCAAGTTGCTGACATCCAAAGCCGCTTATCCGCGCACGACATTTAACCAAGTCAGGAGCCAAATACCCCGAGACAATGGACCTAATCCATGACTTGAGGCGGTAAAGATGGCGGCTGTATTTCCTTCCGGTGTAAAGATCTTCACCACCAAGACCGACCTTGTCGACACCGTCCTCGCAGACCACGTCAACGTCTTGCAAGACGAAGTGGGCTCTATCGAAGCCGCACTTGGCACGGGTCTCTTGTCATCCGCATGGTCATCCTCCTACTCAACCCCGTCGACGCACACGACCCTTGCCGCTAGAACGGCCAACGTTGAGAACTACGCGACGTCCTTGAATACCGTCAAGGCTCCGCTCGCCTCACCAACCCTGACAGGCACACCCGCTGCTCCGACCGCGTCTGCCGCAACGAGCACCACGCAAATTGCCACGACCGCCTTCAGTACCACGGGAATTTCAACACATGCTGCACTGACGACCTCTCACGGTGTGAGCGGTGTCGTCGTTGGAACCTCAGACACCCAGACGCTCACTAATAAGACTTTGACTACGCCAGTGATCGCAGTAATCACCAATACGGGCAGCCTCACGCTTCCGACAACTACGGACACTCTCGTTGGTCGCGCCACGACTGACACATTGACCAATAAGACGTTGACGTCACCGGTCATCGCGACCGTAACGAACTCAGGAACCCTCACTCTTCCATCAGGGCCGGACACATTGGTCGCGCGCACAACGACTGACACGCTAACCAACAAGACCCTCACGTCACCGGTCATGGCGACAATCGTGAACAGCGGCACCCTGACACTTCCAACATCTACCGACACCTTGGTTGGTCGAACAACGTCGGACACGTTGACGAATAAAACTATTTCTGGCGCATCCAACACCGTCAGCAATATCGCTCAGGCTTCGGTAACAAACTTGACAAGTGACCTCGGACTTAAGGCAGCGCTTGCATCGCCAACCCTGACCGGGACGCCTGCCGCCCCAACTGCGGCTGTGAACACCAACACTACGCAGGTAGCAACCACCGCATTCGTTGTAGGTCAGGGCTACCTCACTACCTCAACGGCGGGCACAACCTACGCTCCGCTTGCGTCACCCACCCTTACGGGAACACCGTCCGCACCAACAGCAACGGGTGGCACGAATACGACACAACTGGCAACTACAGCATTTGTCACTGCGGGTGTGAGCACGCATGCGAGTGTGACTAACGCGGTACACGGGTTAGCGGGCACCGTTGTTGGTACAAGTGACAGCCAGACCCTGACCAATAAGACTATTGACGGCGGCAGTAATACGCTGTCCAACATTCCGCAGGCATCTGTGAGTGGGCTGTCCACAACAATCAGCGGCCTATCAGCCAACTACGCGCCACTCAATGTGACGCTCAGCCAACAAACATCTTCGTACACATTGGTCCTCACCGATAACGCTAAGCAGGTGGAAATTAGTAGTGGCTCGGCAAATGTATTAACCGTTCCGCCTAACAGTGCGGTTGCTTTTCCTATCGGTACTGTCATAACAGTTGTGCAGACAGGTACAGGACAAACATCAGTTGCTGCGGGGAGCGGTGTGACCGTCAACGTGACACCGGGACTCAAACTTCGAGCGCAGTGGAGCGGCGCTGCTCTTATTAAACGGGGTACGGATACATGGTTGATGTCTGGTGACATCAGTGCCTAGTCCTTCGTCGCGCGCGAGGATCTTCGGTGGCGGGCTGGCGGTTGCACCAGCGCAGCCCATACTTACCTACACCGGACAGAATCAATTCACGCTTAGTAATCCTGACTCGACGTTGGTGTACACCCTCGTCAACTGCACTCGCTCTGGAAACGTCTTCACAACAACGTCTTCAACGGCAACGATTACTGCCAAGTACGGGCGCGCACTGATAAGTTCCGCCGCACGAACGCTCTACACCGCCAATCACGGACGAGTGCTATACAACCAGCAACAGGGCCCCGGAGATGCCGGCTGCGGCCCCCGAGGCACCATTTGCTGCCCCGAGGGAATGATCGCCGACAGCGCTGGCAACTCTTGCGCGTCAGGCGGTACACAGGGTGCATTCTCGTCGTGCGATGGCATACCAGACTGCGATTGCTTCGGTGTCTTCATTGATTTTTGTTACAACTACTACTGGACGGACTACTCATCCTCTGGCTACGCGTTACTCGGTTCAGTTTGGGGCAAAGTGGTATGACACAGGATGAAATAGAAGCCGAGCAGGAGTTAATGCGGGCACAAGCAGCGCAGGAGAAAAAGTTCTCCGCTGCATTGCCGACGCTCTCTGAGGAGGAAGGCGACGATGTCACGCCGTTTGATCTTTTCAACCCGAGTGCCTACACATCGCGTGAAATACGAGATGCTCGATACGCGACGTGCAAGGGCTGTGACCGTCTCACTGCATTAACGAAGCAATGTAAAGAATGCGCGTGCGTTATGCCAATGAAGACATGGTTAGACAAGGCCACATGCCCACTAGGAAAGTGGTAAGTCATGGCTAGATATTCCACCTTCAGATATGGCGATGCAGCCTACGGTGCAGGACGCGGGATTACCAAGAGTGGTTTATCTGCCAGTGTCTTGGACTACGGCAAAGTGCATGTG